GTCGCGGTCCTACACAGGTATTCACACCGGTGTGTTCAATTCCCGAACTTGAAGCATTGATGTACAACTGGAGTTTCTTTGAAACCAACATTCACAGTCGTAGCTACAGTCATATCATTCGCAACATCTACAATGTACCTAAAGATGTGTTTAACACTATTCATGACACAGATGAAATAGTTTACATGGCATCCAGCATTGGCAACTACTATGACAAACTACATGTGATCAATTGCCGCAAAGAAGCCGGCGAAACTGTGGATGAGCGTGAACATGTCCGGGCCATCTGGTTGGCTCTCAATGCCAGTTATGGTCTAGAAGCATTCCGCTTCATGGTATCATTTGCCACAAGTTTGGCCATGGTTGAAAATCGCATCTTTATTGGCAATGGCAACATTATCAGTCTGATTCTTCAAGATGAGATCCTGCACAAAGAGTGGACAGCGTTCTTGATCAATCAAGTGGTCAAAGAAGATCCACGATTTATGGCAGCCAAAGTTGAATGTGAAGCTGAAGTCTATGCCATGTATCAAGACGTTATTCGGGAAGAAAAACAGTGGGCTGATTACTTGTTCAAACAAGGACCGGTGATTGGTCTCAACGCGGCCATTCTCAAAGACTTTGTTGATTACACAGCTGCTGGCGCATTAAAGGAAATTGGTATCAAGTATCAAACTCCAGCGCCAAAAACAACACCTATTCCTTGGTTTAACAAACACGTGAACACAAGCAATAAACAAACAGCCCTACAAGAAAACGAATCAACAAATTATGTAATTGGTGTAATGTCAGACACACTTGACTACAACGCATTACCTAGTTTATAATAATATCAAGGAGAAAATTATGAAAGCAGTAGTATGGTCAAAGTATCACTGTCCTTATTGTGATCAGGCAAAAGCATTGCTAACACAAAAAGGCATTGAGTTTGAAGAAAAGAAAATTGGTGATGGATTTACCAAAGAAGATTTATTAGAAGCTGTACCAACAGCCAGAACAGTTCCGCAGATATTTTTAGATGGTCAATTAATCGGCGGATTTACAGAACTTAAAAAACATTTACAAGGATAATATGCAACTCGAAAAAGAACTAATTTATACTATCAAAATTGCCAACGGTGATGAAATTGTGACCAAAGTTATTGACGTTGATGAACAAGGTAATTTTCTAATCAGCAAACCACTTACAGTTGTTCCTGGGCCGCAAGGTATTCAAATGATCATGAGTTTGTTTACAGCAAATCCTGACAAAACCATGACACTAAATAAAACAGCATGTTCAATGGTAGCACTAGCACGCGATGAAGTACGTGACAGCTACATTGAAGCAACTACAGGTATTAAACCTGTAAGCAGTAAAATTTTAATGGGATAATATATGGCAGGCAGCGCACAGAGAAAAGGCGACCCAAACACAAGCGGCGGACTTATTACCAATGGTGATAGCTCTGTGTTGATCAACGGCCGTCCAGCAGCATCTCCTGGTAGTTCAGTAACTCCTCATCCTCCGTGCGGCCCAAAAAATCCTATACACTGTCGAGCCAGTACCACCGGCGGAAGTCGAAGTGTGCGAGTTAACGGTAAACCTCTTTTAACCAGCGGAGACAAAGATAGCTGTGCTCACGGAAGAAGCTCCAGCGGTAGTCGAGATGTTAGGGTTGGTTAATGACTATTCTTGGAACATTAAGCTCTGTTAATCTTATTGCAGGTGCTGGCATACTTGGTAATATTGGAGGAGTTGCTCTTCAGGCCAATGCTAACTTGACCAGTAATATTAGTTCTTATACCAGTGTTCCGGTGGTGAGTCAATTTGCTTCAATTGCCAGCAGTGGGTATATTTCAATCAACGTAGTTGCTAATACTTTTCCAGCACTAACCAATGCTGTACCTACAGCATATCAGGGGTCATTAGGCGCAGGCAATACCATGACAGCAGTGATATCCACTCAGTCCAATGATATACTAGGTTCCGGTGATTTAGGAAAATTTGAACAAGTATTTAATGCAGCCAGTGGATATCAGCAACAGGCCAATCAGTTAATTAAAAGCACAATCAATGCCACAGACCCTAATGTAGTTACAGGATTTACTAGCCAAGACAACACTATCACTGGAGGATTTAGTGATATAACACAGGCTTTTGCAGCGTTTGGGGCAGACGTTGCACAGCTAGGAGTTTTAATTGACTTAACTAATTTAAACAATCTAGGAAACCCGGCGGCTCTGTTAGAACAGGTTTCTAACTTAGGAAACCCAACACCTGGATTGACAACAGCATTATTGGATGCTGGTATATCGCAGGATGCTGTAGACAATATTGGAACCACAATATTTTCTCCAGTTGAACAAAAATTAATTTATCAGGCAATGACCAAGGTCACCGGAAATGATCTTACACAGATTTTAAAATTGCTAAGAGTGACCACTCCAAACATTATTACTATGGCTGATTTATTAAATCCTTACAAATTATTTCCTCGTAGCTATATTACATTAACCGCACCAACTGCCAACGGTCTAAGAGGCATCTATGTTGATACTGCAGGATCAGTAAATACACAACTGGCAACTACATTGCCATCAAGTGTACTGGCACCGCTGGAGGGAAATCCGTTATGAGCACGTATAGTCAGCTAAAACAAATTATTCCAGCAGACCAAGCGTTGTCAAACAAAGCCTTACAGGCAGCATTTGAACAGATTAAAACAATTTTTGATAGTTCATTGCCATTAATTGCCGGAGCCACCTCAGGATTAGAATCCAATGTGGGATTGAATTTGATCAATGCATTAACTGAACCACTGCCGGCCAATGTAGTAGCATATTTTACCAGCACTTATGCCACTGGAACCGGTGAAGATGGGTTATTTTTGTTAACTGATTTCATTGGCACACCTACTGGGTGGGTACACAACGAGGCATTGGCTAATACCACGGCTGTTTTAACAGCAATGACTTCTGCTGGTGCATTTACAACTCTAACAGATCCAACCACGGGTGTTTACACAGTAATGACCACAACTATTTCTGGTGCCTATACTACACAAACAGCTTTTAATCCACCAGATCCAGCCGATCAATGGACCACAACAATTCCTGGTGGTCTTCCTGGAGCTGGCTCTTATGTAGGTGGTAGTGTCAGTGCATCAATTCAGGCAGCATTTACTTCAGGATTAATTCCAGCAATGCAATCTGCAGTAGCAACCATAGTGTCAAATTACAGCACAGATGTAGCACAAACAAATACAAATTTCAACAACATCAGTGAACAAATTGTATTAGAGGATACCAATCTTGCATTAGCTGGAGTAGTATTTGCTGATCTGGTTGCCGGAACCCAACCCGTGGGTCTAGTAACTGGTTTGCCGTCAGATGGCCGTGACACGACCCAGGGAGGTGCAGCCTTTGTAATGGAGAGTTTGGCTAACGTGAGTTCAATTGGAGGGCAAGCAATTATCAGTACCATGCGAGAAGCACGAAATCAAGATCGATTAAGCGTTGCTGGCATTACTACAGATATTATTGTCAGCGATGAACTAGCAGAGCCACAGGCCACTTTAAGCACTGGTCAATATACAGTAGCTCAAGCGGTTAGCCAAAAAATTATTTGACAAATTAATTTCTAGATGCTATACTCATAATATAAAATTTAGAAAGGACCATATGTCAGACCAAAACAATAAACAACCAACACAACCGCCGGTGAATCCATGGGGTCCTTGGGCTCAGTACCAGGAAGAACAGACCAAACTTTGGTTGCGTTATTGGACCGGAGTAATGAACAGTTTGTTTAACACGGATCTTAAAAAATGAGCGAACCAATTGCAGACGTCTATGATGTAGTGGGCAGAGTCACTGCTACATTGTTAGAGGAACATGACCCGCTGGCTTTGGCCGCGGTGTTGATGGTCATGGGTATGCGTATCTATAAAACAGTGTTGGAACCAGACGAGTATGAACAAATTGTGGACGATGTAGTCAGCAAGCGAGATCGTGTGATGCCCATTGATACTGCTGGTCCTACACTACAATAAAACTTCTTATAAATCAATGACTTACAACCCCTAGAAATAGGGGTTTCTTTTGGTTGACCAGAAATAACCAAAATGCTATAATATTACATATAGTTAGAAATTAGGAGCAATTATGTTTGAAACAGTTATTAGTCAGTTAGTTAAAGTAGAACTTACAAACGAGCCTGTTAAAACAGAGTGGTTCAACGGCTGTTTGTTTGTTGGCCCAATTACTTCAGACCAAGCCGATCAAGTAGCTCGTATGTTGCGAGACCGTTCAGGAATTAACTGTAGTTTAGGACATGTAGAAGTTACGCCAATTGGCGACACAGGTGAATATGCCTTTGACTTTGTTCCAGTGCCTGAAGAAGTTTATTCACCATACTTGGGTGCTCTATGAAAGACACAGCGTTTAGAGCATGGTTACGCCAAATCTGGCAGGCCAACTGCCAAGAACGTGAGGAGTTTAACGAACTCCCACTTAGTCAAAAAGAGTATTTTAACACGTTCAAGTACTGGTTAAAGCGTGAATTTCGCTATCAAAATCAATGACTTAGCAGTCGGTTGACCAGAAATACCCAATTTGCTATAATATTACATATAGTTAGAAATTAGGAGCTGAATATGTATCCAACATTAGAACAAAAAGAACAAGTAGTTAAAGCCTTAAAAGGCCCACAGTTTGATCGTGATCGTCACGGCAGTTTGTTTGATCGTGGATCAGCTGACAGTTATT